TAATATACTTTAGAATACCCCCTATTGCTAGGGGATATGATAGGGTTATACCCTACCCAGGAGTCTTACTTTCTGCGTTCTCCCCACAGATTTCATGTATCCTGTCCGCCCATTTGCTACTGTTTTACGTGTGTAGCGTGGATCTCGTTCCCACTCATCTGATAACACGTTTACTCTACGATTGTAAAGTCTGTTCTCTCTGAATCTGATTCAAACGATGTTGCCTTTCGGCTCGTTCAATCTTTTCCTTAATCAACTTATCCAGCTGATCTTTGGTCAATGTATGTTCAGTAGTGAACTTGACTTCACGCATCCGCTTTCTCAAGTCAATTTTCAAATTCAGTATCCTTATAAAAACAAAAAACCCTAGAGATTTTACTTCTAGGGTTCCTTTAAGTTTGTTAGTTACTACTTGTTAAGCGTAACCATCTCCTTCTCGGAACCCTGACATAATCTCTGAACTGCGATCTCCGCTATTCAACGGCGCAAACATAGACCAATAGGCTGTCGTGCCTAAATTGGGCTGTTGTTTTAGCTGATGATTAAAGAGATTGCTTTTCATAGTCTGTATTGTATAACAAATTTATTTATGTGTCAAGCACATTTGGATAAATTTTTATGTTGTATTTTATTTAGTCCATTTCGCTAAAACTTCTGTTTTAGCTGTTGTTTTGTTCATGTATGTATTCTAGCAGAACAAAGGGGCTTTGCAACCCCTTTGGTCAAATCAGCAAAATCTTAATTGGATAAAGCTGGTGAATGGACTGTCAACAAGAGTGACTGCGTAGGTTCCATCACCCTCTTGGGTGAAGGGTTCATGTTTGACTTTGTTAGCCTTCAACAAGCGCATGACTGCTTGGACATGCTCTCGCTTAATCTAGATCGTAGTCACATTCATCTTCGGCCTCCCAAAGTTCTTCAATCCAATCACCCTTCTTATCGTACTCTTGATAGTAGATTTCGTTTGGTGAGAGAATGCGGAAACTGTTTGGATACTTGATCAAGGCTAGTGTAAGCTCATGCTCGTCCCGTAGATCACAGATAGCCCAACTGCTGCTACATGCGCCAGTGACTTCTTTCATCTTGCTGTGTTCAAATTCTCCAGCCTTTAATGCGTCCCACATTTTACCGCCCCAGCTCATGATGATACGACCTGCTCTGCGTTCTGGATGCTTTAACCATGCGTCTGCAATTCCCAACTTGGAAATTGTAGCATTGTTGTCTGGGTCTATGGTTAGCTTACACTTCTTAAACTTGATACTACCCTTGGTCTTTTCATTACCGGGGGTTTCCTTGGTGCTCCAAGGCATTTCAGAAGTAACGTGATTGACGTAAAACGTGACGCCATGTGCTTTAACGACCCACATCGGTATGGTCGGATCTGCCAAATGTCCCTTGTTAAAGTGAAACACTAGGTCTTTGCAACTGTATTGGATCTACGATTGTTGTGTCATGTTAATCTCCTTTGTAATGACAATTTTATTTATTGCTCTGGATTATCCAGAATAGCAAATATTTCATCTTCTTTGATGACCAAGAATGCTTCACGATTCAAAGTCACACTGATGGTGCTGTTGGGATTGTAGATTACGATATCACCTTCTTTGACTGTCAAGGGGATGCGTGTACCATCTTCTGCAAGTTTGCCATTGCCAACTTTAATGACAGTGGCCTTATCGCTTTCGTCAACAGTTGCGATATAGAAACCGCTTGCAGTCTTCTTTTCGGGTTCAATCTTTTTCAAAAGAACTCTATCGTGCATTACTTCCATGTTTATCCTTTGGTGCGTTAGACGGGAATCGAACCCGTGACTCAGAGTTTTAGAGGCTCCTGCTATACCATTTAGCTACTAACGCATTTTGTTTATTTTACTTGGGCTCTTTTGATTTGTCAATAGAGTTTAGCTCATCTTGGGTTACAAAGCGTGTGGGTTCATGATGCCACTTGAACCAACCCAAGTCTTTCCAGTATTTGTCAATCAAGTTATTGATAATGATGATACCTATTGCCACGATTATAAAACCCAGCATAGTAAGAATGCTACCAGCCAAAAAGACGGCTGCTTGATCCATATCCATAAGAAACCTCGTTAGTTGAAATTGTGGTGCGCCCACTTGGAATTGAACCAAGACTCAACCGATTATGAGTCGGCTGCTTTACCATTAAGCTATAAGCGCAACGTATATGAATTATACGTTAAGTTGATTTATTTGTCAACGGCGTGCTCTACCCAAATCGGCAGTTCTGCGCTTGCGTTCTCCACCAGGACCAAAACTCAAGTCGCTTGCGCTAACGCTGCCGCCAGTCATTGCTTTGGGTTTCGCTATTGGTGCACTTGGTTCTACATCTGTTTCTGGTTCAGCGCCCATTTCACCGATTGGTAAAATTTCTACTTTGGGCATTGCTTCGCCCTCTGGGGCATACAAGTAAGTAGTATCAATCTTGATTCTGTCTTTGATTTTGTCAAAGTCCGTGAAGTATTGAGCGTTCTTGCCCTTCGCACTCATCAACAAGATGCCTTCAAAACCACTGTACTTCTTATAGTTCTCATAGCCGACTTTCATCAATGACATGAGAATATCGTGTTCGCCACCAGAAGCCAATGCTTGTTGATATTCTTTGTTGTTTACATGATTGAACAGCCCATCTGCCATTGCTTGTGTACATTGTTGCAACAACTTAGCGTCTTGTCCGATGTTTGGACGAATCTCGTTGACCCACGTAGCGATATTTAATCGTGCAGGTAACTCTCGTGGGGGAACTGCTGCCCCAGATAGTTTTTGTAGTGCTGCCTGCTCGGCCTCTACGATGGCTTTTCTGATTCCCGGAAGATTCATATTAGCCTTGCGAGGGTTAATCCAACGACCACCGCTGCTTACACTGGTCTTTAATTCAACTGCGTGGCCATCAATCTGCAAGTCGCCGCCGCCTCCAGTCTGACCACTCCAAGAAATCTTTGGGCTTAGTACCGCAAAGGCAACTTCTCCGGGACCGACACCATGACTTGACAACGATGTTGTCATGGTTGTGAATAGATCAACTGTAAAATCATTATCACCCAAGAAGTCAGAAAACGTCACTGGTTTGCCGCTTAACAAAGTCTTGATATCAACAATACCCTTGGGATAGCGGTTCAAGAAATCGTCTTTTTCTTCAATCGGGGCATCCATACGCTCAATCATTTCGGCGATGGTGTCTACAAACTTACGTGCATCTGCATCTTTGTTCAAGACTGCTTTGACGCGCCCTTCAATATCACCTGCTTTGAGAATTTTTAGAACACGTTTCAGGACTGGTTCGTCTGATGTAGTTTTAACTAGGTTAACAATGTCTTTTTTAAGACCCTGATCTTCTGATTCTGTTAGGATGTTGATTAGATTACGCATCCAGTATTTATTAGTTTTTAGCGAATCGCCAATCCTTGTCCAACCAAGTGAAAATCAAATCTTCTTGTCTGACATGCCCATACTTGTTCAGACTTGCCACTGCACTGTCGCTCAAAAACCCGTATTCTGCAAGATCAAACCATGTCGTAGTCTCATGGTCAAAGGGTTCGTGCCCCTTATATACTGCATAATGAATCCAACCATAGTTTGGAGCCATATAGATATAGCAATCTTTGCAATCAAACCCATTAACTGCAAGCATGTATGTCAAATTGCAAATATTGTAAGTGTAATAGCAGTGGTTAAAGCTACGAGTCTGCAATCTGTCGTAGCTGTATGTGGTATGCAACGGGATATTCAATACCAGCATACCATTATCACTCATCAACTTGTTCCAGTGTTTGAGTGTATTCAATGGATTCAGGCTATACTGAAAACTATCATGACTCCACATCAAGTCAACTTTGCGTGGCAAGGGAACAGTGTCATAATTTGCTTGATAAGTGACCAGACGATTGTTACTGGTTAGAATCTCTGGATCAATCTTGCTGATATCTTTGTCTACTGCATAAACAAGATACTCATGTGGTTCGGGTGGGGTGTCACGAGTTGTTAATTTGGCCCACCACTGCGCATCCAGCGCACTACCGCAGCCCATGTCAGCAATAACTTCTAGACTATCAAGAAAGCTGTCGTATTGATACAGCATATTAAGAACGTCAAGACTGTGTTCGTGACTTTCTTGATCGTTCTTAAACACTGATATCCTCCATGCCCGCTGTACGTAGACGCACCACGTGCCCAAGCATGAAGTTTTTACTTTCAATGCCCTTCATAACGCCGAGCCATTTGTTTCGCAACAATGCAACTTCGTTAATGATTGTTTCCATATCAATAACTTCGTCTTCTGCCTCTGCATACTTCTCAGCATCACGACTGGTCAAGGCTCTGTTGTAGCCCTCAAGATACTTCTTATAGTGTTTCTGACGAATCTTGCGCAACTGAATGTTCAAGTAGTTGAGTATAGCTTCAATCTCTTGTAATTGATTGAACCTATACTCTGTCAAACCTGGCAAATTACTCAGCGCTTTCTCTACGTTACCACGTATAGAGATTTCTCCCTTAGCCGAGACTAGTTGATTCTCATAGTAATCTATGAAATTGGGGATTTCGCTCAAATCTGCAACTACTTTATTGTACCACATTAGTCTTCGTAATCTTCGTCGTCTTGCTCATCATCTTCACCGACATATTCTTTCAATGCACGTTTCAGTGACGCATCTGTGCCACCAAACTCACGAACGTCTAGGTCGTTGAGATAGTCTGTCATAACACTCATGATGTTATCAGCACATTCCTGACGATCTTTTGCAGGAACGTACTGTTTCATGATTGTGTAGAGTTCACTTAAAACTTCTACTTCAATACTCATTCTTGATTTTCCTCTAATGGAGCTTCTTCAATTGTAGGGGTATCTGCTTTGTGTGGATTCGCCATGATATCGGCCATGACTGTATCCAGTGAACCGTTGTCATTGCGTTCCCACGCTTTGCGGAATTGTTTGATTATTTCCCCGTCTGTTGTCGTATAAACAAGGCTATTGCCCTCTTTCTTCAACATACCCTTGCTCTCGATAAGATCAACCATACCAGAATACGGATTCATACCTGTTTCATATGGAATCTTAACTTGAACACTTTCAAAAGGTTTAGCATAACGTGTTTTCATGATCTTACATGCAGCACGAATACCTTTTACTTCACTGACTTTGTTGCCGTCCTCGTCTTCTTTCAGCTTCAACTTACGCATAGCAACAACGATTGAGCTTGCGTAGATGAATCCCTGTCCACCAGAAATTTTGTCGTCAGGATCAAACATGTCCTGCGAGGCGTAAGTGTGGTTAGTTGCAACAAGACCAATATTCAAATCACCGATCATGTTAACACAGTTGCGAACCAATGCAGTCAGTGCCTTTGGCTTGCGACCCATGTCACCCTTCATGTCACCAGCTTCAAACTGATTAACGTCTGTGGGTGTCAACATCATGCCCAATGAGTCTAGCACAAACATGACTTTTGGACGAGAATCTTCTGGCAGAGTTTTATACTCTTTAACAAAGTCACTGATCAATTTGGCAACGTCATCAATCATGGCCACATTAAGTTTGAGTAATTTATCCTCACTCGTATCCACCCCGAGCGCGTGTAACCAAGACTCGTCAAGAGCGTTTTCGGTGTCCACAAGAATAACATAGATACCCTGTTCCTGCGCATTCTTGACAAGATTTCCCGAGCAGATAAAGGATTTACCCGCGCCAGATTCCCCAGCGAATACAGTAACTTTTCCCAGAGGCACACCTCGCTTAAAATCTCCAGATATAAGGTAGTTAAGAGCGTAGTTGTTGGTTGAGATCCAAGTATCGGGGTCTCTGAACCCGATACTAAGCCCTTCAATACTTTTAGTGATTGTTTTACGAAATTTTGATACATCGAATGGTTTAGTTGCCATAATAATTTTCCTTTAATGTGATTTTAGTGGATTGTCTATGATATGCCTAGTCATTAGGTCATCAAAGTCTTTTTTAAGTTGTGCTTTGGGAGCACAGAACCCACACATACATACTGATTTAGCACATTGTATGATGGGCATATTTTTATTTTCTAGTTGTTGTCTGAGTTCATCTAGTACTGCAACTTTGTCTGAAATGTTCCCGATGGGGCCGATTGACCCCTTCAGATTCATCTTGCAATCTTTGTTAGAGTAGACATTACCAGTCAACTGCTGTACGAATAGAAAGAACCAATTGACGCTACAATACCAATCTGTAAATCCCTGTTTAGGGACAAATGTGACTGAACTCTTTAGGTCGCTGTTGATACTTAGTTTCCTTCCGCCGCAACAGGCTCTACCTTGGTCAATACTCTTGACAGTTTCATTGTCTCCGACTGTTTCCATTTGTTCAGCATACCCACACTGCGTAGACGAAACACTGTTGATCCAAAAAGTTTTTAGTTGCTTGAATTGCTCTTGCGTGTAAAAACGATCTTTATTGTCCAATGATTTTGCAGTATAGTTGATAGCATGTTCTTTTAGAAACTCAATCATAGACACCCCATCGTCCCAGTACTTTGGGTCATTGTTCATCATAACAATAGTTTTGAATGGTTTGCCTGACTGTTTAAGATTCAATGCATTGGTCTTGAATATTTCTTTTTGTTTGGGTAGATTTTCACTATGATAGCTGATGGTGAAATTGTCAATCAATGGAGTTATCTTTTCCCACTGTGATGGGCCCACAATGGCATTGGTTGTACATGCGATTGTTAAATGCCATCTGTCACTATACGAGAGATATCGCAGTCTGGCTTGCTCAAGTATCTCAACAATGTCAGGATGAAATAGACTTTCACCACCGTAGACATTCAGAACAACTTTTCGTTGATTTGACTTCTTGTGTTTCATGTACAAATCAACATACTCATACATAAAGTCAATGGATTCTAAGCACTCTGACAATGGCGGATGTTTTGTTGAGTTATCATGCCCACCATCAACGCCCGTGCTGCAATACGAACAATCTAAGTTACACAACTTGGTAACTTCC